GACTCGGCCGCACCGCGACTCAGACACGCCCATTTCCAACAACGGATAGAACACTGTATATACCCCTACCCTTCTTCTTTTCCAGAATTAAGTTAAAGGAGGCACTACCACTCTTAGCCTGTAGAGAAGGAAGCGTAAAAATACACATTACACTGAGACCCTTTCACGAATGTGTTCGAATCATCGGCAAGTCGAGAAGCTGCTCTACAGATACACCTCTGGGTCTAACGAATGAACTCACCAATTATCTCAACTTCGTTCAGCTACCTCTCATAATCAATTCATCTAAAGTTATCCCACAATTCAAGAAAATCTCCCTGATCACACAAGCGGCCAACACGGATGGAATCATGCGTCAGAAAATTCTGAGAGAACCATTCGAAGTTCTAAGGCGTGATGTGGCAACCTTTTACTTTGAGGAACCCCTCAAATACGCCACAACATCCACCTTTGACACAGTCACGGTTCAACTACCTCTAGAAGTTAATCATCCAATGGAAGAAATCATCTGGTTTGTTCGCAGAAAGGCCACACATCTCAATAACGAGTGGACGAATTATGGAAGTGAGAGGGGTCCACTTCTGAAGTCGGCCAGTCTACAATTCAACGGTGTTGAAATTATCAACACTGGTGAACAGTTCTTCAGACGCACGATAAGCAAGGCTCACAAGGGTGGGGCATATTCCTATTTTTCATATATCTATGGATACTCTTTTGCGAAGAATCCTGGTCAACATCAACCATCAGGCACTCTAAATGCATCACGCCTACAAACGGTTCGTCTAACTCTCAGTATCAATTCGCCAGATTTATGGGAAGTCAAGGTATTTGTTCTTGGACTTCAGTGGCTCAGATTCCAGAATGGTATTGCCAACCACATGTTCCAGAATTAGTCTAAAGATTACATATATATTATTTATTATGGAGTTTGGTGACGATAACACATTTGTTTATGAAATGGAAATTCCAAAAACAACTGTTAAAATTACATTTAAGAAAGAAGATTTTATTCAACATGTTAAAGAGACTACACAATTTGACTTATCTCAAGAAGAAAATGATGAAATATGGAGTGAATTAAAATGGACCAGTAATTGGTATAATATGTTTCCTCGGCATGCAGAGAGCCGTGATCGTGATTTTAAATATAAGAATGGTCAAAGGATATGTGAGTGCGGAAATCACATAGATGACAGAAAATCTGATACGAGGACATATAATGAGAGTTTCAAAGAAGATGTAGAAAAGGCAATACAAACTGCAATTGATAAAAACTTTTCAGATAATTGGAAAGATTATTTTTATAGTGGAATAGATGAAACTATATCAGCCATACGCTCAGAAAAAGATGTAAAGTGGAAAAACGTAGATACCATGCCACAAAAAACCCTTCAAGAATTTAATTCATTCTACGGTGAAAAACCTTGTCTAAATGAAACAAAGGCGGAATCTAGACGCAAGGCTTGTAATACATTAATGCGTTATGGATAGGTCTAAATAATATTTGTTCTCATTTAATAGATGGCTAACACAAATGCACCTATATTAAACCTTATATTACGTGAATTAAAAGACATTAAGACTGATATATTTGAAATCAAAGGTGATATGAGAAAGTTTAAGGAGGAGATGTATCTGTTCAAAGATGATATGACAAAGTTTAAAGGAGAGATTGGCGAGTTTAAAAATAAAATGAATAACTTTCATGATAATATGGAATTTCAGAATAAACAAGCTTCGAAAAGCCAAGAAAAAGAAAATGCAGAATTTCTTCGTGGTTATATAAATGCTCACATTCCTTCCCTAAATACAGAGGTATGGCAATTTGGAGACTTTTATGATGTTGCTGGTAATAAAATAACAGATATAGATGGATGTATAACAGCAAATACCATACCTCTTATACCAACAATAGGACCTGGATTAAAAAACAATTCAACTCAGATTAAAAATATTCGTAATTCTATTTTTTTCATAGAGTCAAAAAAATTACTTGATAAACCGAAATTTGATACAAAAATGATTCAGTATTCTAAGATTTTAAGTCTAATCACAAATATGAATAAAGGAAATATGTATAATAAATCTTCAGAAATATTTAAAAGAATGTTCTCATCTTATCCTTTAAAATATAAGCCATCTGAGATTTATTTTATTATGTCAGGGAATGATATTTCTTTACCAATGCGATCATTTATTCAAAGTATAAATGAGAATACGTTGACCGAAGATATCTACAAGTCATACGTTTATAAAATGTTTATGGAACACACTATACATAAAAGAATAGAGAATGAGATTAATGATAAACCAACACTACTAAAAAAATATAATGCCATAAAGAATTATGATGAATTTATAAAGTTTTTTCAGAATCCAATATTTATAGAACATTCAGTATTTCTTAATAATTTTTTCATGGATTATAATAGAATGAAACAAATATATTTAAATCTAAAGGGTATGATTGGTTATATATATCACGATACTTTATATATGACATAGAATTTCGCATTTAACTTTCTAAAACAAACTATGAATCAGTTCTAAGGGATTAAAATGAATACCATAGAATTCTAAGACATGTGGTAAATTGATATAGACAGCATCATATATCAATACTACACCAGCGAAACCAATAATAATTTTATCAGAACTTCTAATTTCTGATATCTTATTTAGCCAAAAGAATAGCATTAGGAATACTCCAAGTGATATCTTGAATATAATTTCACTAATCAAAAATTCGATGCTTGTAATTGACTGCTTCTTAAGAAGAATAAGCATAAACTGCACACTAATCACAATCTTTAGCAGAAAAAGATAGACGTCAAGGGCAAAGGCGTTCATTCTATCTATGTTAAAGAAATGAGTAATTAGAGATGGCATCGGCCAGCCTTTTAAAACTTCTCACAACAGGCCTACAAGACGAGAGGCTGCGGGCCCAAGGGATACAACCATTTGAAAAGGCCTTTATAAAAGCTGGAAGATTTACCACAGAGTTCTATCGTGTCGAGTTCGATAATCAACCGGCATTCGGTTCTACAGCTCGTGCTACCTTGCCGAGACGTGGACATCTGATTCGCAAGGTATATCTCGTAAGTGTTATGCCAGATATTGCTGGTCCCCAACAAAAAGCCAGAGCTTACGCGGCGGCCAATAACCTTCCCTTTGCAGGCCCCACCTTCGGTTGGACGAATTCTGTGGGAAATGCTCTCGTCTCGACCGCAACCTTGACGATCGGCGGAGCACCCATTGATACACTGAACTCACAGCTTCTAGAAGTCCTTGATGAATTCACCACACCTCTGGAAAAGACAACCACTGTGAATCGCATGATTGGAAGAAAAGACGCCGGCTTCACAGCACAATCAAACGGCTTCGACGGACAACAAACCCTTATAACACCGCTCCCCTTCTGGTTTGCCAGAGAACCTTCCTCGGCCTTACCCATCGATGCTATCGGAACTGATCCAGTTCAGATAAATATAGGATATAATAATGTGAATAATTTGTATACCACAACAAGTCGCTGGAAGAATCCAAATGCTTATACTTCATCATATGATTTCACCAAGGATACTATTAGTGGTCAATCTAGCACCACACAGGTCTCAAATAAGTGTCTAGTGGAATTTACACCAGGTGATATAAGAATTACATCGGCACCCAGTAATCCAAGTGCACCACTTACCTTACCGCCGATGGCCTCGAGCCCCTTTTATGTGCTTGATCCAAGCGGGCAAGAAGTCTATGGATTGAATGGAAATCCTGAGAAATCTGTTCATGTGCGGCAGGTTCCTGGTGTCACTATGTCGGCAAACTATCTAATAGAATCCTCTTATCTCTTGGTCGAATATGTCTATATAGATAAACCAGAGGCAAATAGATTCCGTCTTTCAGATCTCACGTATCCAGTTATTCAACATTACACGATATCAGAGAATACCACAGGACCTTCGATCCAGATAAAGATGAGAGTGCCCAATCTCTGTCGCCAATTATTCTTTACATGTCATCGTAAGGAGGCTG